ATGAAATTAAAAATGCTCAAATGGATATGTTTATTCATCTTAATAATTTGCCTTATGGTTTAGAATATCTTGAAAAACGACAAAGTGCAGAAGATTTTTCACAACAATACTACAACGAAACTTACGGAGGAGGTGAGTAATGATTGATTGGATAAGAACTTATATCAAATTTGTTTTGCTACATAGGTGGAATAGAGTAAGCCAAGAAGGATTTGAAATGTTAGATAAGCATTGGGAATACAAACCAACAAAGGGAATCAATTTGTGGTTATATAACAAAATCAAAAAAATCAACAGAGGAGGTGAGCAAGTATAGATACTAAAGTAAGTTTAATTTTCTAAAAAAGTCGACACCAGAAAGGCTAGTAGAGTCTATTTATAATAGAGATGGTTATCTACTTAACAACAAATCTAGTAAACGGCAAAAAGTATGTCGGATTAGATACGCACAACAGGCCTTGGTACTTAGGATCAGGAACGGTGTTAAAAAAAGCAATTGCAAAGTATGGAAAAAGCAACTTTAAAAAAGAAATTTTAGAAGAATGCACTACTATAGAGGAATTGCGAGAAAGAGAACTTTACTGGATTAATAAATTTCAAGCACATACAAGTCCGGAGTTTTATAATAGAACTGCAACATTAACACCCACAGAGCACAGGACGGGAAAACCTTTATCAGAAGAGCATAAAGCTAAAATCTCAAAAGCAAACAGAGGAAGAAAACTTCCTCCTGTGTCTGAAGAATCAAATAAAAAAAGATCCGAAGCACTAAAAGGACACACTACATCTGAAGAGACACGAAAAAAAATCTCAGAAGCACAAAAAGGAATCAAAAAAAGCGAAGAGGTAAAGAGGAAGATGAGCTTAGCACATTCAGGAAAGCCACGTGTGAATAGGAGAAAGATAATTTTGCAATTAGATAAAGAAACAGGAGAAATTCTACAAGAATACTCCGGGCTTTTTTCAGTTGAAGCAGCAGGGTTCAACAGGTACTTAATTCAAAATACCTGCACAAGGAGTCAAAAAAAAGGAAAACCTTACAACTCGCAAGGGTATAAGTGGATTTATAAAGATTAAATTCGTATATTAATTAAAACAAGTTATAAAAAGAAGTTATAAAGATGGCATCACTAAAAGTATTAACCGATTACGGCCCGGCGTTTCAAGTAAAGACCATCGGAGCATTATTAACCAGAAAAGAATTCGTTCAGAACATCTACGATATTTTATCTGATGAGCACTTTCCAAATCCCGCTCATAAATGGATTATTAATGAGATTTTGCAGTATTGGAATAAGTACCATACAGTTATCTCAATGGATACCTTAAAGATAGAAGTTAAAAAAATTGATAACGATGTACTTAAAACTTCTATTGTTGAGCAGATTAAAGAAGCTTACCGACATTCAGACGACGAACTTCAATACGTTGAAGAAGAATTTACTGCCTTCTGTAAAAACCAACAATTAAAATCAGCCCTATTAAATTCAGTTGACCTTCTAAACTCAGGTGATTACGATTCCATTCGTCACTTGATTGATAATGCGTTAAAGGCTGGACAGGATAGGAATATTGGGCACGAATATAATAAAGATATTGAGACCCGATACCGGGAGGACTATCGCCCCACTATTCCTACTCCCTGGCCTATGTTAAACCAATTAACCCAAGGAGGATTTGGTGGCGGTGATTTAGGTATTGTATTTGGTAATCCCGGCGGAGGTAAATCTTGGATGATGGTTGCAATGGCAGCTCACGCAGTTAAAATGGGTTACAACGTTATTTACTACACTCTAGAGCTAGGACAAGATTATGTCGGTAAACGATTTGACTGTTACTTTACCGGGCATTCAATCGAGGAAGTTCAACACCACAGAGACGAGGTTGAGCGCATAGTTGAAGGCCTGGCTGGTAAGTTGATAGTAAAAGAATATCCACCTAAAGCAGCCTCTGTATCAACCTTGAAAGCCCACCTTCAGAAGTGTATTGATGCAGACGTTAAACCTGATATGGTAATTATTGACTACATTGATTATTTACGACCACCTTCCAAGAAATTTACTGAAAGGAAAGATGAGATTGATGATATGTACGTTGCATGTAAGGGAATGGCTAAGGAATTTAAAATAGTTGTTCTTTCTCCTTCTCAGGTTAACCGAATGGGAGCAAAAGACGATATTATCGAAGGAGATAAGGCAGCAGGTTCATACGATAAGATTATGGTTGCCGACTTCTGTTTATCTTTATCCAGAAAGAAAGAAGATAAGGTTCACGGAACAGGTCGAGTACACGTTATGAAGAATCGTTACGGGATGGACGGTATGACCTTCGGAGCAAAGATCGATACCAACAACGGTCACATCGAACTTACAGAAGATATGCCTACCTACGAAGATGGAACTTCTAACACACCCACAACCTTTTCTCAAGTAGATAGCTTTGATAAAAAGGAATTAGCCAAAAAATTCATGCAACTTTCATCTTTTTCTTAAAAAAACAGGGAATTTTTTAAAAAAACTGGCTAGTTATTAAATACATTACAAATTAGAACAATGGACATTTCAACGAGAATTTTAAGCGAGATTACGGTTTTTATGAAATATGCGAAGTACCAACCGCATATAAACCGAAGAGAAACATGGTATGAGTTGGTCACAAGAAACAAAGAGATGCATCAAAAGAAGTATCCGCAGTTAGCGGATGAGATTGAGGCAGCCTATAAGTATGTTTACGATAAAAAGGTTTTACCTTCTATGAGATCGATGCAGTTTGCAGGACGTCCTATCGAAGTAAATCCAGCACGTATTTACAACTGCGCATTCTTACCAATCGATGATTGGAGAGCATTCGGAGAGGTTATGTTCCTACTATTAGGTGGAACCGGGGTTGGTTATTCAGTTCAGTACGATCACATCGAAAAGCTTCCTGAAATTAGAAAGCCTAAGAAAAACCGAAAGAAGAGATTCTTAATCGGAGATTCTATTGAAGGATGGGCTGATGCAGTTAAGGTATTGATGAAATCTTACTTTAGAGGAACTTCTTCTATTGAGTTTGACTTCTCAGATATTAGACCAAAAGGAGCAAGATTAATCACTGCCGGCGGTAAAGCACCAGGACCAGGACCTTTGAGAGAGTGTTTGGTTAAGTTACAGGGTATGCTTGAAGCAAAAGAAGATGGTGATAAATTAACCACCATCGAAGTTCACGATATAGTTTGTCATATTGCAGATGCAGTGTTGGCTGGCGGTATTAGAAGAGCTGCTTTGATCTCTTTATTCTCTCCTGACGATGATGAAATGATTTCTTGTAAGTCAGGTGCTTGGTGGGAATTGAATCCTCAAAGAGGAAGAGCTAACAACTCAGCTGTGTTAGTAAGATCAATGACTGAGAAGGAACAATTCTGGGATATCTGGAAGAGAATCGAAGCATCAGGAGCAGGTGAACCTGGAATCTACTTTACTAATAATGTTGAGTGGGGAACTAACCCGTGCTGTGAAATCGCTTTGAAGCCTTTCCAGTTCTGTAATTTATGTGAAGTAAATGTTTCTGATATTGAATCTCAAGAAGATTTAAATAATAGAGTAAAGGCAGCAGCTTTGATCGGAACTTTACAGGCCGGCTATTCTAACTTTCACTACTTAAGAGAAGTTTGGAAAAGAACTACAGAGAAGGAAGCCTTAATCGGAGTATCTATGACAGGTATCGGTTCAGGAGTTGTTACCAAGTATAATATGACCGAAGCATCCGAAGTAGTAAAGATTGAGAATGAAAGGGTTGCTAAGATTTTAGGGATCAATAGTGCCGCAAGATGTACTACGGTTAAGCCAGCAGGTACAACCTCTCTAGCACTTGGAACCTCTAGTGGAATTCATGCATGGCATAATGACTTCTATGTAAGAAGAGTGAGAGTAGGGAAGAACGAAGCAATCTATACGTACTTAAGCATCTACCATCCGGAATTATTAGAAGATGATAAGTTCCGTCCTCACGATACTGCAATCATTACAGTACCTCAAAAGGCTCCTGAAGGTGCAATCTTAAGAACAGAATCTCCTTTTGATCTTTTAGAGAGAGTAAAGCAGGTAACTAAGGAATGGATTAAGCCCGGTCATAGAAAAGGAAACAATACTCATAACGTTTCAGCTACAATCTCAATTAAGAATGACGAATGGGATGCAATCGGAGAATGGCTTTGGGAGAATAGAAAGTTTTATAATGGACTTTCAGTATTACCGTTCGACGGACATACTTACGTCCAGGCTCCTTTTACCGATTGCACGGAAGAAGAGTATAATGCTTTGATGGAAACTTTGAAAGAAGTTGATTTAAGTAAAGTAGTTGAGTTGGAAGATATGACTGACTTAGCAGCAGAGGCGGCTTGTGCCGGCGGAGCTGGATGTGAGATAAAATAATCTTAATATTACCATAATATGAGAGCCTGGGTTTTTACCTGGGCTTTCTTATCTTTATAATAGATGAAGACATTAGTTATATCCGATCTTCACATCGGGTCAAAAGGTTGTAAAACAGAAAAGGTTTTAGATTTGCTTAGAGATGAATCCTACGAAAGATACATTCTAGTAGGAGATATCATCGACGGATGGTTATTTAAAAAGTATAAAAAGTTCTCTTATGATCACACCAAGGTTATTCGCCGGCTTTTAAAACTTTCTAAAGACAGAGAAATAATCTGGATCGCCGGCAATCACGATGAGTTTTTAAGAAAGTACCTTCCTCTTGAATTAGGGAATATAAAAGTTGTTGACGAATGGGTTGAGTATGGAACTTGGTTCTGTCACGGAGATAAATTCGATGGAATAGTTCAGCTTAAATGGTTAGGTATACTAGGTTCAATCGGATATGATCTAGCTATTAGTTTGGATATGTTCCTAAAGAAATTAGGATTAAAAAGAAGCCTCTCTAAGTTTCTAAAAGATAATGTTAAAGCAGCTGTGTCATTCATGGTTGATTTTGAGAATGAAATGGTCAGACAGGCTAAAAAAAGAAACTGCGATACAGTTGTTTGCGGACACATTCACACCCCGGCAGATAAGATCATTAACGGAGTGAGGTATTTAAACACAGGAGACTGGGTTGAGAACTGCTCCCACATTACTTATTTTTCACAGTACGGATCATTTAAATTATGCACAAGCTACTAACAATAATAATTCCATGCAAGAATGAAGAGAGGTACATTAAGCATTTATTTTTTGCACTTAAAGAACAGGAGGTAGGAAAAACTCAAATTTATCTAGCAGATGCTAATTCGATAGACAGTACTAGATTATTGGCTGAAAATTATGCTTTCGAACTAGGTTTAAATTTAAAAATTATTGGAGGAGGATTACCAGCCAGAGGAAGAAATAACGGAGCAAGATTAGCAAAAACCCCCTACCTACTATTCTTAGATGCAGATGTTACTTTCACCCATTCCCAGGCAATTGAGGAAGCTCTTGACAATATACACAATAGAGCAGTTGACATGGTTGCTACTACTCCGTATTATAAAGGTGAATTTGATATTAGAGCTTGGTTACTATTTCGCATAAACAGAATAGCTGCTTGGTTTCTGGCTAAAACACATCCTTTCGCTATCGGTGGATTCACTCTAGTAAGAAGAGATGTATTTAATAATTTGGGAGGTTATGATGAAAAAGCAACTCAGGCAGAGGATTGGCTCTTAAGCAAACAAGTATCCCCTTCACGGTTTAAACTAATCCCAGACTTAATGACCCAAGATAATAGAAGGTTCAAAAAATTCGGCTATTTTAAAATGATAAAACTTCTATATAATAATTGGATAAATAAAAATAATCTCGAATACTTTTATAAAGATCAGAAATACTTTTAGCTATTTATATGAAATGAAAGCACTGCTTCTGTTTACCTTAACTTCTTTGATAACCAGTTTTTCTTCTAGCCAGATTAGGATAGATAAAGCCGGTGACGGATGGGATAAGAAAATAGATTCAGCGTTAACATTAATTCAAAAGACCGATATTGAAAAATACCAGTTGATTGATAGTGTTTGTAATAGAGTTGAGTTCTGGTCTTCAGGGTTTTCATCTAATGATGGAAGTTATGGAAACAAAGGAACAATATTAGTTGCTGTTAAAGATGTAAAGTTGAATTCGATTAACAACCTCGCTGTAGTGTTAGTTCATGAGAGTTTACATTTGCATGTTTTACAAAAAGGGTACATCATTTCTCCTGAACAAGAGGAAGCATGGTGTTACAGGTATGAGCTTACCTTTATTGATAAGCTTAACAATCCTGAACCTTGGTTAAAACAACATGCAATAACACAACTAACCAACATACAAAAATGAAAAAACTCATCGCATTCCTTCTGACGGCATTGGCCGTTTTCGGAGTATCGGCACAATCATCTTCAACATCACCTGGAACAGGGCACTGGGTAGTAATTGATTCTGGTTATCAAGTAGCAACCACTACTGTCGGACAGACTGTTGCCCCTCTCTATTTCTACAATACATCAACATCTGAGAAGATCACAGGTCTCCAGTACAGAGTATTTTACGACAAAACAGCTTTTACAGCAGCCGTTCCTTCATTAAAAATCTCAGCTACTGATCAGTACTTACAATATGTTGATAGTAATGCTCAAGGGTTCTTAACAGTTACTTTAGTTTACACAGGTACTAACTCAACCTTTAACTACTCTAATGGAGCAACCTTTGATTTAACTTTTACCCATGCTGGTGAATCTACTTGGAACAGTTTAGATTCTATTAAGACTTTAAAAGTTGCAGGTGTTAAGTCATTCTCTAACAGAGCTGCTACGAACTGGGGTAACGATACTACATTGGTAGTTTACTCTTACGGTGGTCGTTTCAATCAGAAGGTGTTAAGATTTGCTACTAAGTTTAAGAACGTTACAGGTTCAGATGCTAAGAACTTAACAGTTAGTTTAGAGAAAAGAGCTAAAAGTTCTTCTACCTGGACTGAAGTTGCAGCCCAGAAGACTAACTCTAATGGAGTTACAGTATTTAGAAAATTCTTAGATACCACTTACTGGGATGTTAGAATTGTCGTTAAAGGAGATACAATGACTCCCGGTAACGTATTCTCTACTGCAGATGCACAGAAGATCAATCAATCTATCTTAGGTCAATACACTCCTGCAGGATTTGATTACTACACAATGGACGTTAACGGAACTGATGGTTTAATTAGCATTGCAGACGTTTATTCAGTATATGGAAGATTAGCAGGTAGATTCTCTGCTTGGCCTAACTCTAAGAAGGATGTAATGTTCTTTACAGTTGCCGAATATAATGCAATCAACGGAGCAAGCTCTAACTTGACTTCTACTTACTCAACAGTTAATAACTTCACATACTCAGTAGACGGAAAAGATTCTATCACTTACTATGTAGCTGTTAAAGGAGATGCTAATGCAACAGGATTTAAGATGGCTCGTTTGACTCCTATCAAGATTATCAACTCTACTAATGCTAAAAGCTACATTATCGATAACACAGTTCAGTACGACGATGTAACTGAAACTATAGAAGTTAATATGCCTAAGATTAAAGTTGACGAAGGTAACTTAGTTAACGTTCCTGTAAGAATGCTTACCGACGGAAAACAATTAGGAGCAATTCAATTAGAATTAAAGTATGATACAGCATTATTAGAGTTTAAGAAAATCGATTTAACTGAGAAGATGATGAACTGGACTTCCTACACCAACCCATCTAACGGAGTAGTTGCATTTGGTGCAGCTGACTTAAAAGGAAATCAATTAGTGAATGACGGTGAGAATGTATTTAACATTCAGTTCATCGCTAAGAAGCCTCAAGACAGTTGGGCAACAGCTGCTATCTGGACTGGGCCTAAGTACGTTGGAGGTAATGATGCAAGGGATATGAACATCACACCCGCAATGGGAGTAGTGGAAGTAAGGAGAGTTAAGAGACCAATTAAGCTTGACGAACTTAAAGACTTATTAGTATTTCCAAATCCAAACGATGGAATAATTAATGTTCAATTCAGAGTAGAACAAGAATCACAAACCGAAGTAATGGTTAGCGATCTGATTGGAAGAAAGGTAATGGAGGTGTTAAACACCAAAATGCCTGCCGGAGACTACAAATACGTTGTTAATTTAACTAAATTAGATAATGGTTTCTACCTTCTATCAGTTAAGACCGATACTAAAATTTTAACTTCAAAAATAATTATAAACAAATGAGTACTAAAGAAACAGCAGGACTTGATACTAATAGATTCTACAACATGCTGCAGGATATGCAGAGTAATAGATGGAGAATTACATTAGTAATTTTAGGATTATTTACTTTAATCATAGTAGGAATTAACTCAGCAGTATTTGTTGGGGTAAAAATAGAAGATGATTGGAAGGAAATGCTATTGATCTTATTAGGTGCTTTTGTCGGTAACTTAAACAAAGTAATCGATTATTGGTTCAATTCAGAAGATAGAGATAAGATGTTAATTCAAAAAACAGATGAAGAAGACGGAGTATCTTTATCAAGTACAACAGAGGATTAAAATAAAAACTAAATAAAATGTCAGAAGAAAAAGAAGAAGGCGTAATGTCAGCAACCAAAAAAGCAATTATTGGTGCTATCACTACAGCAGTTACAGCCGGCGGTGCCTGGTTTGCAACCCACTTAGGCGGTGGAGAAGAGCCTGAAGAACAAGCTAAAACAGAACAAGGTCCTGCTCCTGTTATTAACGTAAATCTAGAGAACAACAACACAAATCAACAGAAGCAGTCAAGCGGTGGAACAAACACAATCATTAAAGAGCGTGTAGTTGAAAAACCTGTTGCTGCTCCTGCTACTAAGCCTGAACCTAAAGAAGAAGATCCATGGTAAGAAATATCCTTGTTGCTTTTTTATTAGTTATTATGATCGGATGTGGTTCAATGAAAACTACAACCGAACAAGACGTTATTGAAACTAAAGATATCTCTTCAGTATCAAATTACACAGATAGCTTGAAATATGCCGTCCAAGTAATTAACGTTGATATGACTAAAGTTTTAGCTTTGTACCCAGACCTTCAAGAGAAGAACGTTGGGTTAGGATTTGCCGAATCAGTACTAGATTATTTAGATGAAACAAGAAGATTTATATTCACCGAAGAGAAAGCTGAAATCAAAGAAAGAATGGTTACCCAATTCAAAGCCTCTAAAAAAGGAGTCTTCGAAGAGCCCATTGATGGAAAGGGTAAGATTAAAGCTGCTCGTTACTTTGTTTATGTTACTGTGGCCGATTTTGCTGTTGATGAAGATGAGACCGTTGAAAAGGGCAAAAGCAAAGTTGTTGTTACTACTTTCATACGTCTCCAAGTTAGGTTCGTTGATGCTACAACGGGACAGGTCTACATCGGATCTGGAGAAGGAGAGTCAACAAAAGTAGGAGAATCGTTCTTGAAATCTCTTGATATGAAGTTTTCACAAAGTACTGTGGGTAAAGCAACTAGAAAGTCTTTAGAGACTGCTACCACCAAAGTAATCGAAAGCTTAATCAGGAACGGTGTCTTTAAAAACTAAAATATTATTTTTTTTACTTACAATAGGACTGTCTTTAAACGGGCAGTCCTTTATGTATTCATACGTTGATCCTTGTACTAAAGAGATCAAATTTATTAATGCTGATATGTCTACTCCGATTGTAATTGCATACTACGGACAAGTAAAAGCATTCAGCTACCTAGAACTGCAAGATGGTACTTTTGATTTATGGATGAATAATATTTATAACCAGTACAAAACAACATCACCTTGTCAAGGGGCAGTTACAACCACCACAACTACCACTCAAACAAATACGGTTTCAAACATTGTTAACAACGTCATGAACCTGAATTCAATTTCGAATTTAGATTTTTCATCCGTTGGTAGCTCTGCTGGTGCAGGAGTAGGTAATAACGTTGGCGGTACAACCTCATCTGGTTCGGGAAATGTTGATTCAAAGAATGAAAAGCAAGAGTCAAACGAAAAATCAGATGATGGAAATCCTCCTCCTCCTAGCGGTAATGGCAGTGATCCTGGTTCAGGCACTGGAAGCGGCAGCGGGTCCGGCTCGTCAGGGTCTGGTTCGTCCGGTTCGGGTTCCGGTAACGGTTCAGGTTCGGGGTCTGGTTCAGGCAGTGGGGAAGGTAATAAAACAGAAGAGCCAAAAACTGAAGAACCTTCTGCGGAGAAAGTAGAAGAGCAAAAGACCGAAACACAAAAATCACAATCTAGTAGTTCGGCCAAGGCAGCCGGTAAAGGAAAGGTCGAGACGGCCAAGCCTGCAATCTTAATGACAGGAGATATTGTTGGAGTTCAGACTAAAGCTAATGGAGCACAGGATGCAAGAGGAACAGCTTCATTCACTAAGGTAAAAGGAGATGGATCAGCCTCAATAGGCTTTTCAGCCGACTACATGGTAAATGCAAAGATTGGAAACTTCTCAGTAGTTAGATCCTGGATAGGAGCAAACAAGAAAGGAAACAAACACATTAATGTAATTTCAGATGGATTAAGTATTTTACCTAAATCGATTACGAATACAGCTTTATTTGTTAGAGTAAACTCAGTTAAAAACTTAACAGCACTTTACGGTGCAGCTGGTTCTTATGGTAAGATGTTCGGAGAAGAAATGATTTCAACTATTGTTATTGGAGGTTTTATGTATAAAGGAAAAGTAACTAAGAGTTTAGATGCTACAATCATTATGGCCGGTGTGTATTCACCGTACTCCAAGTATTACACAGAGTCTCTCTTTGAATCTAAACCGATTGTTATTCCATTCCTAAACCTTAATTACAAACTAACTAAGACGTTTGGAGTTGGAATTACTGCCGGAGGTACTTATATTGCTGGTAAGGATATCCTAAACTACCAAATACTAATGGGAGCAAAAATGAAAATATGAGATGGTTAATAGTTATATTATTTTCTTTAGCTAACTCCCTGATGGGTCAATTCACCTACTCAGGTTATCTTTATAATGCAAACGGATCTGGAGCGAGTAATGTTCCGGTAAAAATTTACAAAAGCACAGCAGGTGCTACAACCAAATCAGGAACCTTTGCTAAAATAACATCAGGTATTCCTTCCGATAGAGGAAGAGGAACCTCAGTACTTTTTTCTACTACTAATACAGATGAAACGTCTGTTGCTATTACATTCCCTTCTGGATTTAGTCCTTCCTATGCAGGTACTACCTATTCATCAGGTCACGTAAATGCTAACTCATGGTTTACTTTTGGAACAAGTTCTAGTTCTGGATATAATGGAAATGCTACCAATCCTAACCAACCAACTATTCATATTGGTTCGGTAGATAATAGCTCTACAGATAATAATGTTTCTTACGTTTCAACTGAAAGTTATACAGATGCAACTTACGGAGATGTGTTTAGAGTAAGATATGAAGGTAATTGTAAATATTCAGGAACCGGAGTAAATTACACCTGGGATTTATACTTCATTAAAAGCCAAGCTTCAAAACAGATAGTAGTTTGGAGAACATTTACAGCAGATGGTTCTAACCAAGAGGTGATGGGTATATCAACAGGCAGTGCTTGGTTAGCAAGTACACTAGTTACTTCAGGTTCTTTTTCCGGTACTAGTTGGGAAATAAATACATCCTCAAGCACTACAACATCCTCCACTTCATTAGATGCCACCTCAAATACAAACTCATCAGGATACTATTCTTTTTCAAGAACTACAGTAACAGGAGATCAATTTACAATCCAAGTAGACGCTCCAACCAGAATACAGGCCTATACTACAGCAGACATTCAAGCTGTTTCAAATATTGTTTTAAATAAGACTGCTAGAACCGGTTTATCATTTCATATGTTTGATGTAAATGATGATGGAATAATTTCTGTTGCAGACAAATACTACGTTGCTGCAAGGAAGGCTGGTAGGTTTTCTAAATGGAGAATAGCCCCTGATGTGAGAATTTTTACTACTGCTCAGTATAACTCTATTACTGCAGGTACAACAAACCTAAGAGTAACTTACCCAGGGGTAACTAATCTTACTACCCCCACTTTAACATCAGGAGGAACATTAAACCTCTATATTATTGCACCAGGATACTCCGGGGCAGTAACTTACTAATATTTATAACAGATGTTAAACTTACTTGCTACCGTTTTATTTGCTTTGGCTCCTGCCGATTCAACCTTCTTCCATGTTGATGTTGTTAACAATACTAAAATTGAAAAAGTTGGAGGGAGAGACATTACCTTCGGGGTAAAAGAAACAGTTGAAGAATATATTATCGAACAAAAAGGATACTCCCCTAAAGATTCTTCAGGGTTTACAGTCACTGTTTATATCGATTCTGTTTATTCTCCACAGCAAATGCTTAATATTATGGGCATTCAATGGTTAAGAAAGGATTATATTGTTAAAACTTCAGTAGCCTTTAATACAGGAACTTGGGAAGGAATAGGAGAAAGACGCACTTTCGTCTTTGCAATGTTCTTAAATGTTGAGAATGGCGAGGTTCCTTTGAATAAAAAAGCATTTTCTAAAGCATTACAGGCAAGTCTTAAGGATGCTTCCAAAAAGTTCTGATATTTATAACAAAAGAACAAAGATATGAAAAAATTTTTCCATCAATTATTTGACGATAACAACTCAATCAACGAAAAGAGCGTTGTGGGTTTCATCGCATTCTTAATGCTTTGTATAGCATTCTTAGTAGACATTATCACCGGTTATGCTGGTAAAGAATTCGTGGTTAGTAAAATTATCTTCGACGGATTTATGGTAATGGTGTTAGGTTCATTCGGTATTGCATCTATTGACAAATGGACTAACAGAAAGAAAGACATCGACAGTCCAAAACAAGAAGAAGAAGAAGGGTAATCATGTTACTAAAAAGAGGTGATAATAACGAAGACGTTAAAAAACTTCAAGCCAAATTAGGCGTTGAAGCAATAGGTACTTTTGGACCTAAGACAGAAGAAGCGGTCAAGGCATGGCAGAAAGCTAATGCATTAACTGCCGACGGTATAGTAGGAGACGGAACATGGAATAAAATGTTCGGGACAACTCCAGGTACTGCCCCTGCACCAGCTGCAGCTTCTATCCCATCAGGTCCATTTAAATTAGACAAACTAAAGGGACACATTCCCGACGCAGTAATAGCTCAAATTGCTGACACTGCTGTAAAATTTAATATCACCTCTCCTTTAAGACTTGCTCATTTCTTGGCCCAATGTGGTCATGAATCAGGCGGGTTCACAGCCGTTCAGGAGAATTTAAACTATTCATCAAAAGGATTACAAGGCATCTTTGGAAAATACTTTCCAACCCCAGCTTTAGCTGAACAGTATGCTCGTAAGCCTCAAATGATTGCATCTCGAGTATACGGAGGTAGAATGGGCAACGGTTCAGAAGTTACAGGAGAAGGTTTTAAATTTAGAGGTAGAGGTTATATTCAATTGACCGGAAAAGCAAATTACATGGCTTTCGACAAATTTGTTCCTGAAGATACAACAACGAATCCAGATTTAGTAGCTACGAAGTATCCTTTAGCTTCAGCTGCTTGGTTCTTCGATACAAATAAGTTATGGGGCATTTGCGACAGAGGAGCAGATGATGCAACAGTTACTGCAGTTACTAAAAGGGTTAACGGAGGTACAATTGGTCTAGCTGACAGAATTAAACATTTCAAAGAGTATTACAATTTACTAAAATAAGATGAGCGAATTTACACTACCAGAAGGTTCAGGATACATTTATGTGGGCGAGTATTTCCACAAGTTCGGCAAATACATGCCTTTAAAAGAAAAAAAGATCGGTAAAGTTAGTTCACTAACTCTCATACCGCAGATTGACGATGATGCCTTTAGTTTAGATTTTGCTGCTACAGACGTTTACTTGGTTGAGAATGTTGATAAACTCTACGGAGCTCTAATTGCTATCTTAGATCATGACAATATAAAAGAAGATTGGTTTGAAGATAGTGATGAAGACCTATATGATAGAGTGGCTAGTTTTATGAAAGCATTTGGATACGTTGAAATATGTGACGTTGACAATGACGGTATTCCAGACCACTTAGATGATTTTATAGGATAATATGAAGACGACGATTCTTGCAACATCGGCAGCATTTGCATTCATTTGCAGCTATTTTTTTAACTTAGCAATGGAAAACTCAGAGCAGTACCTTGCCGTTGTTGCAGTAATCTTCATGGATGGTTTTTTCGGTATCATTGCCGGAACTAAAAGAGAAGGCTTTAAGACTTACAAAGCAGTTAGAATCTTAAAAACATTAACTGCCTGGATTATAACCTTGACGGCCTTGATAATGGTTGAAGCGGGTTTCAAAGAAACATCCTGGTTATCAGAAACGATTTTAATACCGTTAATAGTATTTCAGGTAATCAGTGCATTAAAAAATGCAGCACAGGCCGGCTTCATTAAAAATGAAGCTTTGACAGCGATCCTAGATAAGATCGACAAACATAAATCAGAATAACTTGCCCTTTAGTTATTTATTACATACATTAAGAGTATGGGTAAAAAACTGTTTCCATATATTATTGCATTTTCAGCTCTAGCAGTTTCAGCTTCAGCTGCATTCTATTCTGTGTCGGGTATAATGAAATTATTTGCCGGAGCATCTTTGGCGGTAGGAATCATGGCCGGATCACTAGAAGTAGCTAAGCTAGTTACTGCTTCACTCCTATATCAATACTGGTCTGAATTAAATAAGGTACTGAGAACCTATCTAACAATTGCAGCCTTTGTGTTAATCTTGATCACCTCGGCAGGTATTTATGGATTCTTATCATCAGCCTATCAAGAGACGGCAAACAGAGCAACCATTGTTGACCAACAGATCCTTGCTCTTGAAACTAAGAAGAAACTTTATCAGCAGACCCAGGAAGGAATCTACAAAGAGAAACAATCACTAGCCGGATTAAAGGAAAGTCTTTCTAAAGGATCAACAACTCAATTCACAGACAGGAAAGGTAACTTAGTAGTTAGATCCAATAATGCAAGCATCAAACAGATCCAATCAGCATCTAATTCAGATGATAAACTTTCCAGTAAACTTGATAGAATTAATGATTCTATCTTCTCATTAGAGAATAAAATCTTAGAAGTTAAAACAAACTCAACAGTTTCTTCTGAGTTAGGTCCTTTAAAATACCTTTCCGGGCTTACAGGACAGCCCATGGATAAAATCATTAACTGGTTCTTACTGGTTATCATTTTTGTATTTGATCCATTAGCGATTGCTTTAGTGATTGCTGCCAACTTTGCTTTTACAAGGAAGGAGGAACAGCCTACTCCTAAAGTAATTGAAGAAGATAAGGAATGGTTAGACGCACCCTCAGTAGAACAAGAGGAGGAAGATTGGAAAATCGAAGATCAAGAAAAAGAACCTTACGAAGTCTACACCGGAGAGCAGAAACCTCCTCTACAGACCCAAATTGAAACCATCGAAAACGATAAGCATCTTTCCGCCTGGGGTAAGAGATCAAAGATACAGGAAGCTTCTAATCGAGCTAAGACTGATGATTTAGGAAAAATCTATTAATAGTTGCTTTATTAAATTATAGTTCGTATATTAAGTATAAGATAAAAAAATAAGTTATGAAATATTTAGCAGTACTATTCCTCTACGGATTAATCGCCCTTATTGTGGCAGCAGTTCAAAAATACTCTTTTGAAAATAGATATAAGAAATAAAAGTTATGGAAAATACATTCATTTACAATCTAAGCGAAACCGAATACCTGGTTTTTAAACCTCAACGAGATCATTTCGAACTATTCAGCGGACATGAAGGCTCGACTACTAACAGCAAATTAGCTACTTACAGGAGCGGTCGATGGATCTTTGACGACTACCACCAGCAGAAACTATTCTGGTTCCTGTTCAGTATCTACAAGATGGATTTTGGAAAAGCTTTAAAGCAGTATACTAGAAGTTTAGAAGGAAAGCCAAAGACTTATATGATTACTTGTGCAAAACGACGGGTAGATATTAAAGTAACTAAAATGAAACGCAGTTGGTCAAACTGGATCTACGGAACTTTTTACGGAAGATAATTATGAGCAAAATAGATAAAAATAGTAAATTTTACAAACCACCAACGCTTAAAGAGCGTTTAGATAATATCAAGTATGGTATATTATTTTGGAGAGGACGCAGTAAAGGAAGGATTTATACTCGTAACATAGAGTTAGATGATTTCCGTTTCATATTCTTTCCTAAAGGATTTGAGAAGTATGGGTATTTAGGAACACAAATATGGGATG